AACCTATTACTTGCTGGCACTGCTGGCTTGGGTAAAACAACTGTCGCTAAAGCACTATGCAATATGTTGGGATTGGATTTTATCCTTATCAACGGCAGTGAAGAAAGTGGTATTGATGTATTGCGCAACAAGATTAAACAATTTGCAAGTACTGTATCGCTAACTGGCGGCTATAAAGTTGTCATTCTTGATGAGGCAGATTACTTAAATCCGCAATCAACAATGCCAGCGCTGCGTGGCTTTATTGAAGAGTTTAGCAATAATTGTCGTTTCATTCTAACATGCAACTTTAAGAATCGTATTATTGAACCATTACACAGCCGATGCAGTGTAATTGAATTTAATACAAACAAAAAGTCGCTAGCTCCTCTAGCTAAAGACTTCATGAAGCGCATGATGACTATTCTTCAAGCTGAAGGAATTAAATATCATGAACAAACACTCGCGGAATTGATTATACGTTATGCGCCAGATTGGCGCCGTGTGATTAATGAATGTCAGCGTTATAGCAGTAGTGGAGAAATCCCCGCAGCAATTCTCGTTGGCATGAGCGATGAAAGCATTGCCGAACTTGCAAACTATTTGAGAGCTAAAGACTTTAAGAGCATGCGCAGTTGGGTGGTAAATAATAGCAGCTTGGACAGCACCGTAGTATTCCGAAAAATTTATGACAACCTATATGATTTTGCAACACCATCTACAATACCGTCAGCAGTACTTATTCTTGCTGACTATAGTTACAAGGCAGCTTTTGTTAGTGATAAAGAACTTAACATGGTTGCCTGCATGACAGAACTAATGGGAAATGTTGAATGGACAAAGAAATAAAAAAATTAACACCGTTTGATTTTATTAATTCAATCAACGGTGGACAGGCTGCAGCGGACTTAATGGTTGACTGCAGCGCTGATACTAGTGAATCACTGCCAGATCCGTCACGCGCGGATCGGCAGTATGTTCCTTTCATAATTAATCGAGGGTTATCATACTTTAATGATAGCGTTCTATTTGCAAATGAAATGAATCGTTACAGCAGCTTACCTCATAAGATGCAATATGACTTTCTTAAAAATGCAATACGTCCGCGTAAGCGTTTTAGCAAGTGGGCGAAGAGCGCTGATGATGGCGAAAGTATAGCTCTCATTATGAAAGAATATGATTACAGCGCAGAGAAGGCGAGAGCTGTAGCTCCACTCTTTAGTGAATCTGCATTGGCGCAATTAAAGAAGCGCCATGATCATGGCGGACGATAATTTGTAAAAAATGTTTTATTATAAATACATAGTAGAACATTATGAACACAAATTATGAACCCTCAGAGGTGATTGAATGGACTCCAACTGATATGTTGGAGGTAGTATTACATGACCCAGATGACTTTTTAAAGATTAAAGAAACACTATCACGTATTGGTATCTCTAGTAAGCGTGAAGAAAATGTATTATTTCAGAGTTGTCACATCTTGCATAAACAAGGTCGTTACTTTATTGTACACTTTAAGGAACTCTTTATGTTGGATGGAAAACCATCTACTTTTACTCGTGAAGATTGTGCGCGTCGCAATACAATTACACTGCTACTTTCAGATTGGAACTTGCTTTCAATCGCGCATAAAGAAAGCATAAAGGATACCACATCGCTAAAGCAAATAAAGATCATATCGCATCGCGAAAAGTCAGAGTGGGAATTGCGCTCAAAATACAGTATTGGCAACGTAAAGAAAAAAGCATGAAGAAATATTCAGAATTTACAGCAGAATCTATTCAATCCGAGAGCGATTATTATGCCGCTCTTTCAGTGATTGAATCAGGGCATGCTCTAAATGAAGGAATATTAGATACACTTACTGCTGGTATAAAGAGCAAGCTTGACTTTATTAAATCGGTTGCACAATATGGTGCAATGAAACTTGAAGATGTCGTTTCACTATTTAAAGACAGCAGAGTATTTAAATTTTTTAATGCAATACGGTTTAACCTTAATAAGTTATGGTCATATATTAAGGCAGGATTTAATGCATATGCAGACATACAAAAAGCGATTGCTGAGTATGTTGCACAAACAAAGATCGTAAAATGGACCACAGCAGCATTACACGGCCTTGATGATTTCTTACAAAATCACCCAAAGGTAAAACGCATTGGCGGATTTGCTGTTGCGGGAATGCTGATATATATTTGGTTAAACATGTCATTTACTGGAGACGCTAATTTTGATTTTGACTTTTCTGACATATTACGCGCAGTTGGCGGAACATATTCTCTTGGCTCATTATTTGGCGGAACTGATGGCACACGCATGCTGTTACTCTTCGCAACTGGTATGATTGGTTTAACCTTCCCATGGCCTGGACCAACACATGTAAAATTAATTGTAGCGCTAGTAAATGGGCTACGAAAATTAATAAAGTAAATCCTATTTTGTATAAATAGATATTAGATACAAGCTTATGTGCGTAGTAGCAGTAAAATACATTAATAAGTATGGTTGGGTTGGTGCGAAAAATCGTGACCGCAACTACCCAACAGCAATTAAAATTGTTAACTCAAACCGTGATGGCATTCAACGCCTCTTTATTGATGATCAAACTACTCGTTGGACCGAAGGTGTAAACGAATATGGTTTATCTATTATCTCAGCATCTTTTAGCGTTAAGAGCGATGAAAAAGAAGGTGAAAAGATGTTGTCTAAAAATAAAAAGAAGAAAGCTATTGTTTCTCCTGATGGCCTTGCAATACGCAATGCTCTTCGTGTAAAAACTCCAAAGGAGGCAGCACAATACCTTATTGAAATGGAATTGGCTGGTGCATCATTTATCTTTAATCCTGAGAGTTGCTATCTGCTTGAAGGCGGATTTACAGTAAAGAAAGATGACGCCACAGAAGACAATCCCCGCAAGTATATTTACAGCTTAAAGGAAATTACTAAAGAAGATAACTATTGTGTACGTACCAATCATGGCATTGACATGAAAGCTTTAGGATATAGCGCAAATGCAACCGATCCACATTTACAAGCTGCGCGCGAGAGTTCAGAGACACGCTGGGAAATTGTTAATAATTACCTACGTGATACTGATATAAATGATCCGCACGCTTTTCTTGAGGCGATGTCGCAAAAGCCACATAAAGATAAGTTTATGAATCCTGTGCGTACAGGCGATATTAGTAAAGCTGAAATGGTAACAACCGGTCAGCTATTACTCGTTGCAAAAGAGCGCACATTACACTATCGTCCAATCTATAGTGCAGTAGAATTTGACTATAAGAAGTTAAATGGTGAAAAAGCCAAGACCTTCTTTGAGATTATTAGCAGCAGAAAATTGCTTTCTTTTAAAGAATACGTGCTGCCTGAATATAAATAATTTTGCGGCCATGGTGGCTGCAAAAGACAGATGCCTTAACAGGGTCTGTTGACAACACATATAAAACTCGCTTAACTAGGAGAAACAAAAAATGAAACTAAACTTATATAAGCCATTTGGCATTGGGTTCGATCAACTCTTTTCAGAGTTTGATACAGTATTAAAAGAAAACATCAATTATTATCCACCACATAATGTGGTAAAATTGGCTGATGACATGTATGTTATTGAGCTTGCAGTTGCTGGCTTCGCAAATGAAGAGCTAGCAATTGAAGCACAGGAGAATTCACTAGTGATCACTGGTGAAAAAGAAAATAAGGAAGAACGCGAATATTGTCATCGCGGAATTAGCACACGTAAATTTACGCGTCGCTTCACGCTTGCTGAATACGTACAGGTTGCTGATGCAAAACTTGCGCATGGTATACTTAGTATTACACTACGCCGTATTATTCCTGACGAAAACAAACCTCGTAAAATTGTCATATCATAATAAACTAACATAAATAAAAAATCAAATCGGTGAAGATTGTTATTTACATCTTCACCGATTTGATGTATAATAAACATATATTATGGATGGATTCTACACTTGCATTGATCGTAAAATGAATACACTGCTCTATCGTGGCTATAATGCTGATGGGCAAAAGATTTACACTACTCATAAATTTAGACCTACGCTCTATCTTGAAAGCAAAGATAAGAATGCTGCATGGCGTTCACTGGACGGCTTACCGCTTGAGCCGATAACATTTGATAGCATGTCAGATTGCCGTGCATTTTGTAAAAGCTATGAAGATATTGAAAGCTTTAAGGTATATGGTAATGATCGGCATATACCTGCATTTATTCAATCTAAATATCCAAATGAAATATCATATGACTCAAAGAAGATTGATGTTGTATCGCTTGATATTGAATGCCGCTCTGATGATGGCTTTCCAGAACCATCCGTTGCCGATCAAGAAATTACTGCTATCGGATTAAAAAGTAGCCGCCTAGACCATTACATCATTTGGGGTTTAAAGGATTATGATGCAGCTACATCGAGCGTCCCGCATCTTAAAAAAGAATATCGTTGCTTTAATAGTGAAGCTGCTTTACTAAAAGACTTCCTAGCATGGTGGAATGATACATTAAATACGCCTGATGTTGTCACTGGCTGGAACATCCGCTTGTTTGATATTCCTTATCTAGTGAATCGTATTTCACGTGTCCTAGGTACCGATGATGCAAAGAAAATGTCTCCATGGAATTATGTTGAGCAAAAGAGCGTAGTGATTAAAGGTAAAGAAAACTTCCTCTATAACTTATACGGTATACAGCAACTCGACTATCTTGACCTATTCAAAAAGTTTGCGGCCAACACGTATGGCGCGCAAGAATCATACCGTTTGGATTTTATTGCTGAAGTTGTCTTAGGCCAAAATAAAATTGATTATAGCGAGTATGGTACTCTTACAGAACTGTATGAAAAGAATTACCAAAAATTCATTGACTATAACTGCGTTGACATCGAGCTTATTGAACGTCTTGAGGCTAAGCTAGGTTTGATTAATCTTGTCTTTACACTATCATACTTTGGTGGTGTGAATTATGGAGATACATTGGGTACTGTTGCAATTTGGGATAGTATCATCTTTCGTAAACTCGCAACAAAGAAAATTGCTATTCCACCCAACACACGTTCCTTTAAGGCAGATTATGCCGGCGGCTTTGTTAAGGATCCACAAATCGGACGTCATGAATGGGTCATGAGCTTTGACTTAAATAGCCTTTATCCTAACTTGATTGTGCAATATAACATGAGTCCTGAAACCATTGTGCCGTCAATGAAGGTTGCTGCATTGCAACATAACGGTGTTGAAAAGATATTAAGCAGCGATCATTCATGGGCGCCATCTAACGGTTATGCAGTTGCTGCTAACGGTGCATGCTTTAAATGCGATAAGCAGGGTATCTTGCCTGAGATTATTGAAGAACTCTATAATCAGCGTGTTGCCGTTAAGCGCCGCATGTTGGACGCTGAAAAAGAAGCAGAGTTATTAGGCAAGAAAGGCTCTCGTTATGAAGAGTTACAAATTGAAATTGACCGTGCAAGTAATCGCCAAATGTGTTTAAAGATTTTGCTTAACAGCTTGTATGGCGCAGCTGCCAATCAATACTTCCGTTACTTTAATATTGATATTGCTGAAGGCATTACCTTATCAGGGCAACTTGCAATTCATACAGCGGAACATGCAGTAAACGATTACCTAACCGGCGCGCTCAAGGATGTTACTCCAAAGGATCGTATTACCGCATCTGATACTGATAGTATTTACATTAACCTAAGCGATGTGATTGCCAAATGTAAGCCAAAAGATCCGCATGAGTTTCTTATCAGCTTTGGTAAAGATGCATTGGAGCCTGTCATTAAAAGCGCATATGAAAAACTCGCGCTTAAAACAAATGTGTTTAGGAACACCATGGTTATGAAGGTTGAAAAGATTAGCAGTGTTGCAATCTTTACTGCTAAGAAACGGTATATCTTAAACGTGCTATCTAGTGAAGGCGTATGTTATGCCGAACCAAAGATTGTAATGAAAGGTATTGAGGCAATTAAGAGCAGCACACCAAAAATTTGTCGCGACGAGTTTAAGAAAATATTTAAGATTCTTGTGACGGGAAATGAGAATCAAATTCAAGATGAAGTTTCGGCTTTCCGTGAAATCTTTGATGCACATGATATTGAAAAGATGGCCTTCCCTCGTGGTGTATCTGATATTGGAAAATGGAGTCAGCGTGTTGGCTTAAATGATGTTAAGGTACCCTATAAGAAAGGTACACCCATTAACAGCCGCGCTGCCATTATGTATAATCATTTGCTTAAACAAAAGGAGTTATCACAAAAGTATCATTTTATTAAGAGTGGCGATAGAATCAAGTATACATATCTAAAGAAAGGTAATCCAACGCATGAAAATGTTATTGGCTTTCTTGATGTTATGCCGCAGGAGTTTGACCTGCATCGCTGGGTTGATCGTGACCTACTGTTTGAAAAAACGTTTTCCGATCCGTTACAGCTTGTGCTAGATGCTGTAGGCTGGCGCGCAATTCAAATCAGCTCTCTTGAAGATTTCTTTAATTAAATATAAACACAAATAATATATGTCAAAAAATTGGGTAAAAGATATTGCAGATATGCATAAGAAGTATGGTGTGAACTCTAAGGTTGCGGAATTATCGCAAGAGTCTTTGGGCGCTCTGCTAAAGTTTAGGCTTGACTTTTTAGCAGAAGAATATAATGAATTGTGCGCAGCATCGCTGTCAAGACCAGTGAATGCAGAGGAAACTGTTGATGCACTTATTGACTTGTGTGTAGTGGCAATAGGAACACTCGACTTGTTTGGTGTTGACGCGCATGCTGCATGGGATGAAGTGCTAAGAGCTAATATGAATAAAGAGGTTGGAATTAAACCATCACGTCCCAATCCACTTTCTTTACCGGACCTTATCAAACCCGAAGGATGGACTGCGCCATCCCATGTTGGTAATTATGGAACATTAACAAAAATTTAAAATAATGTGGGTTAGGTCCAAATCCTAAAAAGTATAAATACATTTAAATATGTATTGCACTTACTTAACAATTTACTTTGGAACTAAATTACCACGTCGTTATATTGGATCTACTTCAATTGAAAAAATTTCTTTTGGTTATAACGGATCAATAAAGTCAAAAAAATATAAAGATATTTTTAAAGCAGAACAATTAGAAAATAAACATTTGTTTAAAACACGTATATTGAAAATATACGAAACTCGAAAAGAAGCAATCATGAATGAATTATACCTACATAAAAAATATGACGTCGTAAAATCCAATCGTTATATGAATATGTCATTAGCATGTCCTAATGGTTGGTTTGGCAGAAGTGTATGCGGTGCTGAACATCCATTTTTTGGAAAAACACATTCAGATGAAACAAAGAAGTTACTTTCAGCTAAACAAAAAATAAACTGCGATGCTGGTCAAACTCCTTTCATTAAAGGACATAAAAAAAGCTGTGGAGAAGATAACGGTTTTTTTGGTAAAAAACATTCAGAAGAAAGTAAAAATAAAATGAGAAAACCAAAAAAATATGTCCCAAAATGGAAATGTGCTGAATGCGATAAAATTTTAGATGGCGGAAATTTATATAATCATATGCTACATAAACACCAATGGACTACATTAGACATAACGGAATACAAAAATTCGACTGCGCCGTCTCACGCTGGTAATCATGGGACATTAAACACAATTGCATGAAATATAGTTTTACAATTTTTAATAATATCTTTGACAATAAGACTCATCGTCGCATGGAGTTTGACTCCTTTGATGCATTTGAAGATTTACTATATAGCTTAAGTAAACAGCCTGGGTATAAACCTAAAAAAGGCGAATGGCGTAAAGGTTCACCACTAATCTCACCGGCGCTATTTGCTGAAGGCGAAACACGAAAGAATGCAAATGTAACATGCTGGGGCGGATGGGCTGCACTTGATGTCGATGATTACTCTGGCACATTTGAAGAAGCGGTGCAGGTATTTAAAGATACACGCTTTGTGTGTTATTCATCTGCAAGCAGTACACTAGAACATCCTAAGTTTCGTATTGTGATTCCACTCCAGTGTGAAGTACCAGCAGATAAGATCCGACACTTTTGGTATGCTCTTAACAAGCAATACAATTCGCTATCTGATCCACAAACAAAAGACCTGTCACGTATGTATTATGTGCCAGCTCGTTATCCAGATTCAAATCACTTTATCTTTTCGCATCGAGACTCTCCGCTATTAGATCCATATGAGCTAATGACTAAGCATGAGTATATACAAGCGCATGTTGGTTCACGGTTATTTGACAAGCTGCCCGATGACCTCAAGCGCAAGGTTGAGGCGCGTCGCCTAGGCGCATTAAACAATCGCTCATACAGCTGGAATTCATATTATGATTGTCCGTTTGTAAATATGAATATGATTAACGAATATAAGACGATTCAAAATAGCGGATGGTACACCAAGATGTATCAAATCATGATAAGTATTGCTGGCAATGCAATGCGCCGCGGTTATCCTATCTCCGCATCCGAGATATCATCATTATGCAGCGAAATAGATGCTGAGACAGGTTCATGGTATAAAAACCGTGCTATGGATGTTGAAGCAGCTAGAGCTATTGAATTTGCGGCAAAATCACTATAGTATCGTGACGGGTCTACACTTTTTTCATATTTCATCATTTTTTTATTTACATATGAAATTTTTTAGTGTATAATAATCACGTAACCAATACTATGAATAAGCTCCAAGAACTACAAGCCGACTTTGACTATATCACACAATCTATTGCAATGCACGAGGCACGTATTGAAACTTTTGGTAAACCTAACCATCGTGGGCGCACTTTAATTTTCCATGATGTGGATCCAAAAGTATTATTGATTCACCTTTATAAAATACGCGCTGAGCTTGAAGCTGAAATTTCTACAGCAAGCAAGGCACCACGTAAGCGTAAGAGTAAAGCATGAGTAACACCGTAGACATATTTTTAAATGTTGGACCAACAAAGTTTACTGAAAATGTTGAGGGATATCGCATCCTCGCGTTTACTTACCAGTCTAAACACTCCGGTGATGATGCAGCTGATGAAGCATTTATCATGTCAAATGCGCCAAGCTTATTATTACCTGATGAAACATACGAGCTTAAGAAAGAATATTACAAGTCTCCGAAACGACCAATCACGATTGGTGATGCAGTAGTGGTAAATGATGACATTTACCTTTGCATTGAAGACGGATGGAAAAAATTAGATTTATGAACGAACATACACCTATTAAAATTGAAGTAAGCGGCGGATATTGTGAAACAGCAAACCTCGCTCTAACACTTAATGCCGATAGCACTATTGACCAATATGTTGATGCATTCAAGACTATCTTGACATTCCTAAAATTCCATCCAACAAACATAGCCGAAGTATTTGGCGAAGAATCTCTTGTAGCTTATTGTAAATAATATGGCAGTGAAATTTTATATCCGAAAAAATGATGGTACTCGTATCTGGTGTGAATACGATGCACAAGCAAATTGCACACACCTGAGATTTGAAGATCCACACGATCGAAACTTTAGCGCACTATTAGAAGCACTTAAAGAAATTGTAAACAGCCTTAAAAATAAATTATGAAATTACCTACACTATACTCTCGCACAAGCACAGGAGCCATTCAAACATGGACTGTTGAAATTCAAGAAAACGCTTACCGTACATTGCATGGTCAACATGGCGGTAAGATTGTCACCACTGAATGGTTTACTACTGCTCCTACCAATGTAGGGCGTAGCAATGAGCGTGACGGTGTTGCACAAGCGCTGTTTGAAGCAGAAGCGTGCTGGAAGAAAAAACGTGACAGTGGAATGTTTGAAGACATTCTTGCGGTTGACACCTTTACATTCATTGAGCCGATGTTGGCAAAAAAGTGGGAAGATCGGCGAAGCAAGGTTGCATTTCCAGTGTTTTGTCAACCCAAGTTAGACGGTATGCGTGCAGTGATTACACGTCATGGCGCAACAAGTCGCAACGGCAAACCATGGGTTACCATCCCGCATATTCTCAAAGCATTGGAGCCAGTGTTTGCAGCATACCCAGACTTGATTCTGGATGGTGAATTATATTGCCACGGACTGCATGATGACTTTAATAAGATTAGCAGTCTAATCAAAAAGACTAAGCCTACCGCTGCAGATCTGCAGGAGAGCGCAGCAACAATTGAATACCATTGGTATGACATTGCGGACAGCAAGATGAAGTTTCTTGATCGCAACATGAAGATTGAAACTCTTTGCAGTGAATATGGTTTTGACCAAAAGACTGCGGTTGTTCCTGTAAAGACATATGTTGCATGCGACGAACAAACTCTTGATGAGTTATACGGCACTCTTCTTGAAGATGGATATGAAGGTCAAATGGTTCGCACTAATGATCCGTATGAATATAAACGCAGCAACACATTACTCAAGCGCAAAGAGTTTCAAGATGATGAATATCGTATTGTAAGCATTGAGGAAGGTAATGGCAACAAGACTGGAATGGCTGGTTATGCCGTTCTTGAGCGCGAAGACGGTATTCGTTTCCGCAGTAATATTAAAGGCAACCATACTTTTCTAACAGCTCTGCTAGCTGAAGCTGACAACTATGTTGGCCGCTATGCCACGTGTAAGTACTTTAACTTAACTCCAGCTGGTGTCCCTCGTTTCCCATATGTAATTGGATTTCGTGACGGAGCTGGAATTGACTAAATATAATTAATCTAATTGCAATTCATACCGTTTCAATGGCACATCGTAAATCCAGTGTGCGCAATTGCTAAAAGTAGAACCCCAGCCGTGCACTGAAAATTGATGGATGACTTTTGCATGCGTCAGCAGGAAGAAGTCAACCAGAGTATCTTTTACACGTTTGGCATCGCAATCTTTTGCAAGGTTAAAATGCACGGACTCTGCAGATGTTGGTACCAATCCACATATTTCTGACAATGTCTCCTTAACTTTGTCTGAGTCACACATGATAATAAATTTGTTTGATGATTGCGATTTTATTTCATTCACTGCAATAATGATGCGCTTCAAGAGTCTATTGTAGTTATATGCAACCGTGGTGTTTATAGCGGTGTTGTAAGCAACCAAGTCGCCTGTGCGAATATGAATGACTTCATAATCTTCTTTAGGCTTTGCGGCTTGTATAGCAGCATTTAAAGAATCGTTTGGTTTAAACGAATTGCTCACAAACTTTTTTGTGATATCATGTATCGGATAAAATGGAAAGGTATTACAATGAAGACCTATATGTGCGTCTCTTAACCTGCGATTCCCCCTAAATAATTCAATATGATGTTTTAATTTAAAAATAAAATCAGCTTTGTTATTTAAATTG